CAGGTCAAGAACACGCAGTATGGTGCTACATATTAATAACTAACAAAACGATTGACGAGCGTATATGGGGTGCGCTTGCGGATAAAAGAGCAATGTCTGACATTGCAACGGAGGAGTTAAGGTGAAAACGAAGTTAAAGGCGGCTAAAGCAGAAATGAGGATTAGGAAGCGAGAGGCTAATTCCGCACATAAAGCGTGGATTAGGATTTATGATGTAGTTACAAAATTGGAGGCTAAAATTGCTAACTTGGCGAAGTCTAAATGATAAGCTGTATGCGCTAACAGAGGCAGAGGTGTTGAAGCTGCTAGATGATGAACGGGTGGGGTCTAAGCGGATCTCTATACTGGAGAGGCTGCACCAAAGGTATAGCGTACTGCGGGCGACTAGAGAACGTATAGATATACTGAAGGAGGCGAGACGAGCATGAGAGAATTTCTAATAGCAGTTATTTTAATGCTAGTGATGACAGATATATTTGCTTGCCCCAGCAAGGGTATAGAGAAGCTACCGACTCATCTGGTGCAGCCTTACTGCGACTGCTACCACAAGATAGTGTTAGAACCAAGGTGGATAATACCTGGGCGTGAGAGGGCTGAACTAGTGTGCGGGGGTCGGGTTTGGGATATTGCATATAAACAAAGGGGAAGTAAATGACGTACGAGTATAGCACTAAAGGCAAGTCCTTCTCAATACTGGACGCATTGGGCAAGGCAACAACGCAGGAGTTGGTGCTGTTGAGCATAGCGTGTAGCAAGGGGGCGTACACCAAGATGGGTTCGGACAAGGTGGCTGCATTTGATTTATTTAACGAAATTATGGAAAAACACCATGAATGAGATATATGACATTTATCGAAAGATAAGGGCTGATTGTACGACTCACTTGGAGGTACAGGATAAAATGATTAAGGACTACGGCTATACGTGGCAGGAGATTACAGAAGCTAAAGTGGCTATGGAGTCTAATGAACCTAACTATTGGCTAGATAAGTCTAGTATAGACATGGTTAACAGCCCACCACATTACCTGACCGGCGGTATAGAGACTATAGACTACATCAAGGCCAAGCTGACGGCTGAAGAATTTAAGGGCTACCTACGCGGCAACGTACTAAAGTATGCGTCGCGTAAAAAGGGCGGTGATGATATGGGTAAGGCAGCGTGGTACGCTGATAGGCTATCAAAATGTGGCTCTTAATCGCAGCCTACGCTTTCAGAGAAGAAATGGTGGGGTCGCTAATATGATGATAATAACTATCTTAATGTGTGCAATACTTGGTTACCAAGTAACTATGCCAGAGATTGCTAATGCCAAATATTCATTCGCAGTATATAAAGATAATATTGTGCGAATGAATACACAAAATGGTATCTTTGAACAATGTAATGAAAAATTTGTGTGCAAACCGACGGAACTAAAGGAGGCGAAATGATTAAGATAATAGCACTACTAATGATGGCATCAACAGTTCAGGCAGCAGAGTTATATGATCAGCAGACCGGTAAGTATCTAGGCCAACTAGGGGGCAACCCGTACGCGGTTGACTCCACTAGCAACCCTTTTGGTAGATATGGTAGTACACTAAGCCCAGACTCTATCAATAACCCACTTGGCAATTACGGATCAGTCAACAGCCAAAACTCTCCTAACAATCCGTACGCAATTAACCCGCCGGTGATTAGGAGATGACTGAAATATGCTTAGTTTGTGGATGGGACTTTGACGCTGGGACGGGGTTGACAGGTGATTTTGACGATAACGAAATATCCTTCTGCCCTGATTGTTTACATAATATGCTAGATATGATGGAGGAGCATGATGACTGACCAAGATAGAGCATGGCTAGACTACAACCTAAGAAAAGAGCTAGAGTCGCTAGAGGGTAAGCAAGGCAACTACTTTAAGATAGAGGATATTAAGGCAAAGCTAGAGGAGCTGAAATGCTTGACTACATAACAGCGCACCCTGGGTGCAGTAAAGAGATGATCGTAGCCGCCACTGGTTTGACAGTACACCAAGTAAACAATAGGTTAATCAAACTTAAAGGGGAGGTTCAGACAGTCATTACAGGCAAGGGTGGTGGCCGGACGGGTACGTATTACGCGAGTGGTAAAAGCCCTACCGGAGGCAGAATAGTTCATGCAGGTGATTTGTTGAGAAAGAAGTACGGCGTTCTATCTCCTGAGTTAAGGAAGATGGAACATTCTGGAGTTCGTAGTTATATGGAAGGAAATGGTTATGACTGAGTACAATGAAAAGAAACGCGCAGAGTCTATCGAGTATCTGCGTAGCCGTAACAAATATGTTATCGAGAGCGACTTTGTTCCTACGCCCGCAGTGGCTACAGACATAGCCAAGACCATAGAGATCTTTCTGTCAGACTTCAATAGGCGGTGTCACAAATGAGTCAGCCTACGTCTAACAAGGATCTGATGGATACGCTTAATGCGTACCATAAAACAGGTTCTCAGCTAGCCGCAGCTAAACTTTTAAACATGAGTCCTAGCACTCTTAGGTCTAGGCTCAGAGCAGCCGAAAAGATTGGGCTTAAATCCAAGATACCATTCGGTAATTCTGCTGAGCTAAACGCCTATCAGCAACTATCCGAAGCGCAAGCCAAGATACGAGCGTTGGAGACTTTAGCCAATATAGTAGAGCGAGATAAGCTAACTTGTGACTACGTTAAGGCTACAATTATCAAGTTAGCTAAGTCCAAGATAGACGTGCCTAAGTGGTTGTCTGCACCGCCTAAGAAAAAGGTGACTAGCGGAGTCCCAACTATCTTTGCGTCAGATTGGCATTGGGCAGAGGTGGTGGATTCAAAGCAGATTGGAGGCGTTAACTCTTACAATATCAAGATAGCCCAAGAACGCGCTAGAACCCTCATCGAAACTTCCGTAGACCTCCTCAAAAATCACTTCGCTAATCCTACTTATCCTGGCATTGTATTTGTGCTGGGTGGAGACATGGTGTCCGGTGATATACATGAGGAGCTGTCTGCGTCTAACGAGATGGAGATGATGCCGACGGTACTTGACATTTGGGCGGTGCTGTCGTGGTGTATTAATAGACTCGCGGACGAGTTCGGTAAAGTGTTCATTCCCTGCGTGACAGGTAATCATGGACGCAACACTTTTAAGATTCGGAACAAGGGTCGTAACCATACTTCCTTCGATTGGTTGATTTACCAGTTTCTAGCCAAACGGTTCGAAGGTGACGACAGAATACACTTTTTGATCTCAGACGGCTCAGATGCGTATTATTCCGTTTATGGTCATAAGTACTTGTTAACACACGGAGATCAGTTTAGAGGAGGCGATGGCGTGATTGGCGCTCTTGGCCCGATAATTAGAGGAGATCATAGGAAGCGTTCTAGGAACTCACAGATCGATCAGGAGTACGATACCATGCTACTGGGTCACTGGCATCAATTAATTCAGCTACAGAGGCTTATAGTGAACGGTTCTTTGAAGGGGTACGATGAATATGCGTATAATAACAACTTTCCGTTCGAACCACCGAGGCAGGCGCTATGGATTACTCATCCGTCGCACGGCATCACTTTTTCAGCCCCTGTTTACGTAGATAGGAAGGCAGAGGTAAAGAATACTAACTGGATCTCTTGGACATGAGAATAACTACAAAGAACTTAGTTGATATGTATATTATGCTGAAGGGTATGCACCCGTTTAATAAATGGCGGTTGCCACCGGTAAAAGAGGTTAAGTTTTCTGTGACGGATGATGCGGATAATCTAGGTACATACGTGCATGACGATGACCAGCATCACATAACAATTAGTCGGGCTAAGAATGGGCATCTGGAGACAGTAGTCAAAACTATGTCGCATGAGATGATACATATGCTGCGGGGTAAGACTCCTAAGTACGGGTTACACGACGCTTACTTTTTAGCTAAGTCGCGTGCTGTGGCGCTGGAGATGGGATTCGATCCGTTGGAGCTGTAAACAATCGGTACTCGGCTTGCCTACGCCTGATCAGTCCCTTGAGGATTCTGCCGCCTGCCATATTATACTTCAGTATAACTTTAGCGGCATCTGCGTCGCCTCGGTTAATCTTCTGCCTTAATGTAGATCTTTGAAGAACGCCCAGGCCGAGATTAAAGCTAAAAGACACAAGAGCATCAAACTGAGATTGAGTGAGATACACGGGACAATAACGTAACACACCCCGTTCAAATCTAGCCAAATCTGTTCTAAGAAGTTCATTTATTTCCCCCAGAGATAATGTGCGATTCCATTCGTCAGGTAGCTGCAAGCCATTACCAATAACATGACCGTAACCAACTGTATATAGCCCAGCAGGGCAACGATACGGAGTAGACTTGCATCCTTCATATTTTCTAATTAACTGCAACCCATTTGATGAAGTTTTCATTGTACAAACAATTAGTTACTGTTATGGTTTATACATAGTATATACATTGTTTAGAGATAATGCAGTTGCATTGTACGTTGCACCCTTGCAACATCTTTTGCAACTTTCCCGTGCGGTAAATATACGGCTTAATTACCGCTAAAACCGCATTAATTTACCGTTCCGGATATATTACATTTTCAGGTTTTATTTACTGGCAAATGCCCTCGCGCCAAACCAAAAAGAAATGATACTAGCAAAGATAACTTGCATATGTTCATCCCATAAATTATCCATAGCTACTTGGAAAGATATTCCTGTATTTATGGCGTAATAGAAACCAAAAATCTCCACGAAACAAAGGACACTAAACATACCATAAGTGATAATAGGGCGTACCAGCATACGGAGGTTGATAGCCCATTGTGAAGCACCCTTTCCAATCTCGATGTCATGTGTGTACAGGGCCTGTTGCTCTGCGCTAGAAGTCTGCGTCTGAATCTCGTCATATTTAATCTCCTCGATTTTAACTTGGCTTGCCAACCCTGCCTTCTGTAACTCCAACTCGCGGGTTAGTTGTAACTGCGCCATCTCCAGCTCGTGCTTCTTATCGCCTCTATCCTGGAAGAAGTCAAGGACTTTAGGCACGCCTGCTGTGAGAAAGCTAACTATAGTGGTGAACAGAGTAAACATTATTTATCTACCTTTCCGTCAATTTTATCGCCTAAACGCATAATCATATCTTCTATTCTGTCAAACCTTGCTTCCATCGTATCCTTCGATACGTAGTTGGTAGGTAGATTAACTTCTATCTCCTTAACGTCCTTCTTTAGCTCTGCCACCGCATCCCATAACTGTCGCCCAAGCCATCCAAG